GTTGGTGGTGGGAGCGTTCCCCTCGTTCGGGCAACAGCGCGTCCTTCTGCGGTGTGGGCTCGTCGGGCTTTGCCAGCTTCACCGCCGCGAGCAGCGCGTGTGGCGTGGCTCTCGGCTTCTGCGTTTAATCCACAATCCCCGTAATCCCCGCCCCCTGTGGGCGGGGAGAAAGGAGGCAAACGCATGAAAACACTTTACACCCCTGAAAAATTAAAGCAGGACGAGTATAAAATTGCTGTTTTTCGTCAAAAGCAGGGACTTCCATACGAAGCAAAGGTACATCACGCAGAGATTAGAGCACGCGAGTTCTACCAAGAGGTAGAGAACTGCCATGTGTCTGTAGGAGGACTCGACAGTATAACGCTTCTATTGTTCCTCCGCTCTATCGGAATAAATGTTCCTGCGGTATCCGTTTCGGCATTGGAAGATAAAAGCATACAGGCGGTTCACAAAGAACTCGGCATCATTGCCCTTAAACCTCGAAAGAGCAAGGTGGAAGTATTGAGAGAGTTCGGGTTTCCCGTGATTTCCAAGGAGACGGCGAACAAGATAGCCCTGTTGCAGCACCCGACCGAGAAGAACCAAACTGTGCGACACGCGATAATAACGGGCGAAACGGGCGAATATGGCGGATTCCGCAAAAACACCCGCATGAAAATGTCGGAAAAGTGGTTACGCAAGTTCGGCGGTGCTGACACGGAGGGCGCGGCGCTCGGCTTATCAAGCCGCCCCGTTCCTTGTATCGGACAAGTGCTGCTACTACCTAAAAGAAAAGCCGTGCGACGATTACGCAAAGGAAAACAATAGCTTTCCATATCTCGGCCTTATGGCCTCCGAGGGGGGGCGTCGTGAAAAAGCTCTCATGCTCAACGGGTGCAATTACTACGGAAAAGGCACGACGCGGAGCGCCCCGTTTGCTACGTTCTACAGGCAAGACATTTTACAGCTTGCGCTTGACCTCAAAGTACCCGTCCCGGAGATATACGGGGAAATAGTACGCGACCCGGACGGAACATTACGCACCACGGGGGCGCAGCGAACGGGCTGTTCAATGTGCGGGTTTGGTATACATCTTGAAAAGAGACCGCATAGGTTTGATAGGTTGCGGGAGCAGAACTATGCCGAATGGAAGTTCTGGATGTACGATATGGGGTGGGGCGATGTTCTTAACTACATAGGAGTTGGCTGGACCGATGACACAAAAGAAACAAGGAGCTAAACAATGTTCATCGATAGAGCGCCCAGTGAAAACTGCGTAAACCCCGAAAGCTACGGTATGCTGTGCGTTGGCTGTAATCAATGCGGACGCATTGAAAAAGAGGGCAAGCCTATAACATACGGTCGATTTGTGAAGGACTTGGATATTGACCCGTGGGCATGGCATCCTACCGTCCAGTATGGCGAGGGCGAGGAATCGCCAATCTATTACGCTATATGCCCTATATGTGGGCGGTTCGTAAAAGCTGACCAGTATTCAAATATGCCGGGGTGTGTAACCGAAAAAGGAAACGCCACCTGCGCAAAGCATGGACGGGTGATAATGCCGTTCTGCGCATGGGCAAGCGAGATTGAGGAGGATTAGCATGACAAACGGAGATAAAATCAGGAGCATGACGGACGAAGAACTTGCCGTTAAAGTAGTGAACTGCTGCAACGAACAATCGTGCCTCACCTGCTTCTTCCGATACAAGGAAAAAGAAATGGAAGCAAAGGTATGTTGCGTAAACAGCAATGACGAGCTGGCGCTTGAATGGCTGCGCAAGGAATACCATGAGGAGGAAGCATGAGCATTGAACGATTCGGCTCATTCTATGTACCCATCTGTGATGATTGCGGAGCGGAGCTTGCACCGTGCGAGGAATGGAACGAAGCTCTGCACACCATCAAGCAAGAGGGTTGGAAGCATTACAGGAACGAACACGGCGAATGGCAGGACCGTTGCCCGGACTGCGAGGAGGATATATGAGCGGCGATATGATGGCAATGCCCGATAAGTGGGAGGACTTTTTACACGACTGCGAGTTCAAGGATAAGCAAGAGGTTTACACCAACGGCTCTATGCTGATACAGAGTTTTCGTGTGGTACAGATGATGGAAGCGTACTATCAGCCCCTTAAACGGCGGCTCATTCTGGCAACATCCGAACTTGCGGCAGAGATGCAGAAGAACTATCTTCTCGAAGCGAACAACGAGCATTTCAAGGAAGAACGAGATGCGGTTGTCAAGGATTTACACAATCTCCATTCTCTTTGCATGAACATCGGCGGTTGTTGCCCGGAATGCGGAGCACAAATTGATGAGCTTCTGGACGCAGCCTGTACGTTCTGTGCGGAATCGGGAAAGGACTGTTGGATGAAAACAGCGGGAGATGACAACGCGTGCGCCGCTTTCAAATGGCGCGGTGCGCCAACGGAGGGAGAAGAATGAACCGCGATGACTATATACGGGCTATATCAGCCCATAGCGACCGATACGGGGGGACAAGCTCATAGCTCTCATGGAGCGCAACGGCGTGACGAGCCTGAGGGATATAACCGCAGAACAAGCGAAAAACTTTTTTGAGGAAATCGGCAAAACCGGGGAGACGTACAAAACCGCATAGTATAGTATAATAGCTGTGTGTGCTTAGGTCGGTTCTCCATGCTGACTGCCTCCTGTACAAGAGGACTTCGGAATTATCCGAGGTCCTCACTTTTTGCTCTGTAAACCGGGGAGAAATGCGTAACAATACCTGCTACGCTTGTTACACGGAGGGATTTGTACCGTGCCGGACTGGAACAAGATAAAAGCAGAGTATATTACAACGTCCATTTCATACCGCAAACTTGCAGATAAATGGGGTGTTTCCTTCCGCACGCTCGCTGACCATGCCACAAAGGAACATTGGGCTGAGGAGCGTAACAACTACCGTAACAGCGTTGCAAAACAGACAGTACAAAAGATAGCCTCCCGGACTTCTACGAGCAATGCGAACAAACTGGTGCGGTTGCAACAGGCAGCGGACAGCATGAGCGAGGTCATTGCCGACATATTCAATGATACAGAACAGTTCAAGCGTCACATCATCACCACTGGTCTCGGCATGGGCGAAACAAAAGTGGAGTGCCGGGTTGAGGATAAGTTTGATACAAAAGCCATAAAAGACCTGACTGGGGCATTGAAAGACCTCGCCATTGTTATGCGCTCTGTCTATGACCTACCTACAGCACAAGAGAAATCTGCAATGGATATAGCCGCTGAACGCCTCGCCCTTGATAAATCCAAGGCTGACAGCGGCATGAACGACGATGACGAAACCGGCGTGGTGGAGATAACGCCGGTTCTTCCGGGCGGTGATGAAAATGCCTAACGTGATATGGTCTCCTCAGCCTAAACAGCGTTTATTCCAAGAGCGCCCTGAATATGAAGCGTTGTACGGCGGGGCTGCGGGTGGCGGCAAGTCTGATGCTCTGCTTACGGAGGCTTTGCGGCAGGTGAACATACGCCATTACAGGGCAATCATATTCCGCAAGACTTATCCTGAGCTTTCGGAACTGATTGACCGCTCCCTTGACATATATCAGCCCTCATTCCCCAAGGCGAGATATAACGACAGCAAGCACTTCTGGTCCTTCCCCAGCGGTGCAAAGATATACTTCGGGGCTATGCAGCACAGCAAGGACAAAAAGAAGTACCAGGGCAAGCGGTATGACTTCATCGCCTTTGACGAGCTAACTCACTTTACCTACGGAGAGTACAGCTATATGTTTTCCCGAAATCGCCCGTCCGGTCCGGGGACGCGGGTCTATATTCGTGCTACAACGAATCCGGGCGGCGTAGGGCATGGATGGGTCAAGGACAGGTTTATCACGGCCGCTCCCCCGCTCACCCCTATTGTCGGTGAATATGAGGTTGTTACCCCTGACGGCCCTGTTACGCTCAGGCGCAGGCGCATATTCGTACCGGCTAACGTGTTTGACAACAAGAAGCTGCTCGAAAACGACCCGAACTATCTTGCCAATCTCGCCATGATGCCAGAGGCGGAGCGCAACGCATTACTGTATGGCTCATGGGATAGCTTTGATGGGCAGGTGTTCAGGGAGTGGAGAAACGATCCAGACCATTATGTTGACCAGAAGTTCACTCATGTTATAAAGCCGTTCAAGATTCCTGCGTTCTGGACGCGATACAGAGGGTTCGACTTCGGATATTCCAAGCCTTTCAGCGTCGGATGGTACGCCGTTGACA